GAGAATCCATGACCTGCAATTGTGATTGTGGTAATACCAGTTGTTGGGGTATAATCAGCATCAGTTACTGTATATGCTTTACCATCACTTACAATTCCGACTGAAGTATTAAATATTGAATCTCTATTTCTTGGATAAATGTGATTAACAGTTGCACCCAACCCACAAGTCATAGCAAGACCTGTCAATACAACTTGACTACTCTTACCAGTAATTGATAATCCATGAGCAGCAGAAGTTGTTACAGTCATAATACCAGTGGTATTAGTATAAACTGCACTTTGAATACCTACAGCAGGAGCATAATTACAAGTAAATCCAATACCAGATAATACAACTTCTTCACCTCTTGATAATCCATGAGCAGTTGCTGTAGTAACAGTAGTTAAACCAGTGATAGAACTATATCCAACATTTCTTATATCTCTTGGTTTATAGAATACTTGTGGATTAGTAATGTTGATACTAGTAACAAAACCAGCAACAACAGTAGCAAGACCGATACTTGTAATACCAGCTGCTCCAAGACTTTCTGTTTGCAATCCTACAGTAACAGTTTGAATACCAGATCTATAACCAGATCCACTATTACCAATAGCAACTGTTCTAACAGTTCCTGCTAATGATACAACAGCAGTTCCTCCTGCAGATACAAGTGGTTGATAATTAAATCCATGACTTGATGCAACAGAAATAATTACTCCACCAACAGGAATATTTGCATTATTTGGATCATAAGAAACAGAACTTGCAGTACCAGTAAATCTAACACTTGATACACCAGCACTTTCTTCAACTATCTCATAGTTTGCATTTGCTCCTGGTTGCTGGAATACTCCATTAATCATAAAGATACCATTAATGGTATTCATTCCAGAAACATTGGAATTATTTGCAGTTAATGAGAAAGTTTTATCTTTTCCAGTAAACTGTTGAGATATATCATCATAAAGATAGTTTTCTGTATATGTTTCGGTTGTTCCATTTATTGCACCAGAACGAGTGAAGACTCTTCCATTAAAACTTGATGATGTAGTAATACCTGTCCAATCTCGATATTCAGGAGCTGCCGTAGAAGTAGAAATTGGATTCTTACCATATGGTGCCTCAATAAAGTTAATTGTATTTTCAACAATATTATAATTACCTCTAATCTTAGTTACTGTTGCTCCTGCAGTATGTTCTGCTAAAGTAGTTCCTAACCAATTACGTTGAACTTTGAATACATTTGTACTTCCAACACCAACAGAAAGAACCTTCATTATCTCATCATCAATCTGCACATAATCTGCACCAAAGATTGAGGTTATTCCACTAAACCTAGCAACATCTTCAGTTACAAGAAGATCTTTTGCTAATGTTGTAGTTACTGCAGTTCCTGCAATTGGTGATTGAATTGCATTATCAATTGATACAAGAACTTTTGTATTTTGATTCTTAGCAATGAAGTAATGTTGAGTAGTGATACCAACAGAGAGGAATTCAAAAGGAACAGGAATTCTCTTTAGTGCATTTTCTGCAGATTTTGCAAGATTTATTTTATCTTCACTTAATTTAATAGCAAAAACAGTTGGAGGTAAGACACTAGTATTACCAATACCAGATACATTTGTTGTACCTATACCAATTGAGTTAGTTCCGACTCCAGTTAATGGTTTGTATGTAAGTTCTTGTCCAGTTACAAAGAAATGATTTGGAATACTAATTGAAGACTCAGTACCATTAATTGCAACAATTGAACTACTTTCTCCATCAAATTCTCTCTTAAATATTGGATCTTCTTTATGCGTTAGATCAAATGCCTTCTTAACTGCATTCTCAGTTCCTTCATAGAAACCTTCCATACTGGTGATAGAAGCCTGTTCAAGATCTAATGTTTCTTCTCCACCAAGTGCTCTAGTGCTAGGAATTAATGAGGTATTCTCCTCAATTCTCATCGCATTCATAAAGGTTTTAACTTCTATGTCAATACCAGAATTTGGAGTAAATGTTATTTCAGTAAGACTTTGACCTACACCTGTTCTTCTAGCACCAATAGTACCTAGTCCACTAACAGGGCCACCATCAGAAACAACATTACCATACTCAGTAAAGTAAATTTCTTCAGGAAGACTTCCATCCCAATCATCAACCACCAATACTTCTTTAAATTCATAATATTGATTTGTTAAATCAGATACCTGAACTATACAATAAGCAGCATCATAATGATCAGTAAATGTTGCTACACCAACCTGTTCAGGAACACCAGTTGCTTCAATTTGTGTTTGTTCAACTAAAATTGAACCAAATGACATATCATAAGTTCCAACTCCAACAGCTGACTCTGATGAGATACCAATCGTAAGTGTACTAACTCTTGCGGTTGTAATTCCAGCAGCAGGATAGTAATCTAATTTTAATACATTATTTGAATCTACATATGGTCTATAAGTTCCTAAATCACCCGTAGAAGAATATGCATCTATTGAATGAATTGTTAATTGTCCATAAGTGTCATATGATGCTTCACTACCATTATGGATTATATTAAGTTCATCAAATTCTGCATCACCTTCACTAGTTTCAATACTTACTAATACTTTTGCAGATCTGCAATTATTTCTATCTGTTGCACCAATTCCTGCTATGGATACGATAGTTCCAGAACTACCTCCTGCAATTAAAACATTAGATGATGCAACACTAACCAATGATTCGGTATAAGATCCAGTTGATACCCCTATGGTAGTTGAACCAACAGATGCAAGGGTATTTGTTCCAATACCAATCCCATCAATATTAAATGCCCAAGTAACTACGTTATAATTGTTATATGCATATTTTGTTGGATAGAATCGTAGAATACCATCAGAACCATCAAGAACATAATCAAAAGAACCAAGATCTACAGTAGTTTCAACTCTACCATATTGGTTAATCATTGAGAAACCACGACCAGTATCATTATAAACAGTTACCATCATTAACTGTCTCTCACCAGTATAAAGTCTATCTCTTACATAAGTAACAAACTTTTGAAGTCTACCATCAGCTGCTCTATGTCTAGAAACATCCGAAAATCTGGTGGATCTTGGATTACTATTAAACTCGTTACTAAAGTCATCAATAGTAAGAACTCTGTTAGATACTGATTGTGAATAATCAGTTAATATTTGAGTATTAAATGATATTTCATTTGAAAATGCTTGATCAGATCCTAATAGATAATTTTCTGAAACTAAATCAAAGTTATATTCACAATTTAAGTTCTCAACTCCAATTAGTTGAAGTTGATTAGTAACTTTTGAAGTAGATCCTACACTAATTGGTTGAGCAAGAGTAGATTCAATTTGAAGTTCACTAAATTTCTTAAATCCTGAAGTATGGTTTATTGAACTAACAACTTCTTTCCATCTATCAAAAGGAACTCTAGATTTAATAGAATATGAGAAATTTTGATAGTAATCATTATCATGAATTCTTTGATGTTCATTATTCAAAACTCCTGTTAAATATTCCCATCCATTTTCAACAATTGAGAAATAATCTAATTTATAAGAAGATGCAAATGATTCTCTATCGCTTATAAGTCCTTTATCTCCAGTATTAGGAGAAACAAGAATCTTACCAACTTCAAAATCATCAGAACTCTCTACTGTTAATAATTTAACATCAGATAACCAATTACCAACAGTTCCTTCAGCAAATCCATCTGTTACATGATCTGATGGTCTAAACCTATTAGCTTTTAATTTTATATCAAATTGTGGGAATAAACCTTCTGGAACCAACGTACCATCAGAAGTAGTACTATCAAATCTTCCTGGAGTTTCACCTACACCAAGATTTCCACCTATGTTGTAAGTTACTGTTCCAATACCACCAAGATTTGTTGCAATTCCAGTTAATTTAAATCTACTATAACCATATTTGTTAGAGTTAAATCCTTTAGCAGTTGATCCAATACCAACACTAACATTTTCTACTAAAACATTATCTCCAAGTCTGAATGGGAAAGTATCTAAAGTGCTATAAGCATCTTTTAATGTTACTGATACATCATTAGTATCACCATCATAAACTATATTAGAAAGCCTAATACCGTTTGGATTACCTACTGGTATGATTATTGGTGTTGTATCTGATAAATCATTTGTATTCTGAAGAATATCAACTTCTCTCTTTGTAGGATAAAATCTAATATCAATTTCTTCTATTTGTTTTTTGGTTCTACCATCAAGAACAATTAGACTTGGAGCACTATTATATCCTCTACCAAACGAGGTAACTCCAATTGATTTAAATCCAGTTAGAGGTTCAATCTTCAAAGTTTGTGGGAACCTAACTTCTGGTCTTAATGTTAAGTCAGCAGGATAATCAAATCCAATATTTTGAATTTTTGTCTTTACTGCTTTACCAATTGTCTTAGTAGAGGCTTCTAATACAGAACCAGAACCAAGATCAGATTTAACAGTTGAAATTCCTGGTAACTGTGTATATCCTCTTCCACCATCACTTAGATTGATCTTAGCAATAGATCCATAAGCGAATGGAGAAATTGTTTCGTATGAAATCTTAGATGTATCTGCACTTGCCGTATAAGTAGATTCTTCTGGAATTCTACCCAAATCATAAGAGAATGTTGTACTACCAGTAGAGATAATCTTAAATTTACCATTATATCTACTACTTTCAAGTATAATCTGATTATTTAAATCAACTTCATCATCAAGAACAATTTCTTTGTTTACTGCAGGATTATCTTTTAAATTTAATGGAACTAATCTATAATAAAGTAAATGTGGAGTAGATTCGTTAAGAGTAAATGTTACCTTAGCATCAGCAGTTACACCAACAATACCAGTTTGTTTAACTTCAAATTCCTCATTTTTTCCATTAGTTTCATATTGCTCTGCATAATTAGAATCACGATATAATTCAAACTTAAATGCAGAATAATCTGTAGAGTTCTGAGTGTATCCTAAAGAAGAATCTGATAAATCAAATATTATTGCAGAATTCTTATAGAATGATAGAGGAGGATTAATTGGGTAAATTTCACCACCAGAACCACCACTAGAAAGACCCACAAAGGTGGGAATCCCTTTAGTGGTCTGATACTTAGTAGTTGCTAACTTAATGATATTTTTATCAATAACATAAACATAATATTGATTTTCGTCTACTAATCCACCTACAGATCCAGAAGATTTGTATACAACTCTTTGTCCTGTTGTTAACTTATGATCAGAAATATTAATACTATCAGGAATACCACTAACAGATGTTGAAGTAGTAACTCCTGTATGACCAAATTCTAATGGATTAGTTAATAATTTTCTATTGTGCTTATTATATGTAACTTTAACAGTTGTAGTAATTCCTGGATTTACATTAACATATACAGTATCATAATTATACAAACCATGAGTACTTGAAGTAGAAACAGTTACTGCATTTTTAGTTACATTACCTGTAAGAACATCTGGATTATTATGTAGTTTGAAACTATGATAAGTACCAGTTCCGAGACCAACAAAGAACATCAATCCAGTATTTTTATTAGTTTCTGCTATTCCAACATAATTTCCTAAACTAGTAATTCCAACAGAAGCCAATCCAACTCTAACTGTTGATAAACCAATTAGATCTGTAGATAATGCAGTTACAAATAATGGACTATGATTAGAAAGAGGGTCATCAGATACACCGATAGTCCCAGCCATGTTGGTGTTAGTTGCAATTCCAATAGGAGATCCACCACCATTAGCATGATATGTAACTTGATCACCAGTCTTTAATTGATGATTTGGAATGAAGATTGATTGGGTTGGTATGAATAGTTCTGTTATACCTGCACCTGGATTGGAGAAACTAATAGTAGTTCCTATACCAACACCACGGTTTGTTCCCATTCCAACAGATTCTATTGGATTGAAATAGAATTCTCTATTAAGTATCTGAGAAGAACGACCTTTAAACCCTGCATCAACAGTAAACTTTCTTTCAAGATTTTCTATTCTAGTTGTTGCAGTATGACCTGCACCAATAGAACCAACCCCAACAGGTTTAGCAACAGTAGCATTATATGCTCTTAAAACTCTTAATCTTGAATTTAAAAAGTCAACACTCAATACTTTAACTTGTTCTTGAGTTGTTCCAGCACCTATTTGTAAAATATCATTTTCTTTTACAATGGGTGGTCTTATATTTCCATTTACTGAGATATATGTAACAATACCTGAATTATGTTTTTGTGCTGTTCCAATTCCTTCACTTAAAGTTAATATACTTGTAGAAATTCCAATAGTAAATGAACCATTTAATAATGTATTTGTAGTAGTTAATCCAGAAATAATTGCTGTAGTTCCATTATCAAAATTATGAGGTCCAGTATGAATACCAAGGAATCTTCCATCCCAAGGATACAATTCAACATCTGCTAACTCAGTAGTTTCAGTATAGATTGATGATACACCAGCACCAACAACTCTAGAAACTTTAGCCCTTGCTGGATATGAATTAGCAATTTCATCTTCAAATATAATATTATCATTTACTTGATAATTTGAACCACCTGTAAGTATACCAACAGCATCCACAGATCCTTTTTGAACAGATTTAATTATTGAATCTTGCTCAACAAAACTATTTGATTGTAAAACATAATCATAACCACTATTTTTCTGATTAAGAGAATATGGATATGTATTTCTAACCCAATTTGTTTGATTTAAATCTAAAGTACTTTGATCAGACTTAGTTTTGTAATTATCTAAAATTGGATTTGATTTAAAAGAATTTCCTATTAAATATGGGAATGCAGGTCGTTTAAAATTCTTAAATACACCGTCAGAAGATGGGATAGCATCAAGAGTTGCAAAATATGCATATACCCCCTTTGGAAATTCAGGAGTTACACAAAATCTTCCATTATGAACATCAAGTATAGCTTCATCATTAGAGTTATTCCAAGTAAAATCTTCAACAAAGTATTCTGGAGGGAAAACACTAGTTGGAGGTCTATTTTGTTTTAGTTCAATATTATATCCCGATCTAAGTTGAGTGATTTGTCCACCAGACTGTTCAGAATAACCATAAGGTCCGTAAATTGGATTACCATCATAAGCCCAACCGATAATTGGTGAGTGGTACTGAGTATCTGTTTCTGCTCCATTCAAATATACTAAATCAGACTTACCATATACTGTATTACCAGCACTGTCAGTTGCATAAACAACTTGCCTTAAACTTCTTGGTGCATATACATAAGAACACTCTAATTCTTTATTTTGATCAAGAGAGATGTCAATAAAAACATCATCCTCAGTTATATTTTTCTCATTCTTTTTAAAATCATTTACTCTCCAAGTTTGAAGAATTGGTTGGAACTTAGCTCCTAATCCAGATGCAGTTACTCTTAATGTTGTTGTAGAAACTCCATATCCAATACCCTTAGAATTAACTTTAATTGATGAAAGTCTACCATTCTCCAATATTGGAGTTAATTCTGCTCCTGTTCCAATACCAGTAACTGATATTGCAGGTGGGGAATTGAAATCAGTTCCTGCAGTTCCAACAAATACGTCTACAATTTCACCATTATGAATAACCGCAGATGCTTCACCATTTCTTCCTGTACTAACATTAACATCACATGGTCTTTCAAAATTTAAAATTTCTGAAGAACCATAACCTACACCATTATCAGTTAAATGAACAGAAGTTATTTCTCCTCTAACTATTGGTTGAACAATAGCATGAAAATCTTTACCACCTAAAGAAGATACTCCAACATTACCAATAACTTGAACATTAACTGGAGGATAGTTAAAACTATGAGTACCAAGACCTATTGAAGTTAAATTTTCATATATTCTTTGATCAAAATTAAATGTCTTTACAGTAGTTCCAACACCAACTGAAGATAACTTGAATTTATTAGAATCAACTACAGTAACATAATAATCTACACTAGTTGAAAGTCCTGCAACAGGTACAGACGAAGATCCAAGATCAGGAGAGTATCTAATAATTTCTCCAGTCTTATAATCATGATTTTCAATATAAACAGAATCTGATGCAGTATTAATACCAGCAGGAGCACATGTTCTTTGCTTATTTTCATATCCAGAGCCTGGATTAGTAATAACAATAGAATTTAAAACAAGTTTTCCACTAACAGATTCAACCGAGTGGGTTCCCGAACCATAATCTGTAAAAAATACCGTATTTAATCCAACTATTGCATCACCCTGTGTTTTGTGTAATTTAATAGTATGAGAATTTAAAATAGAAGCAAAATAAGCATTTCCAGTATTAAGTCCAACTAAAGCTTTTCTACCAAAGGTATTATATACAACTTTTTCACCATCTCTAAATTTATGATAGGTAGTAAATCCAATACTTGATTCAGTTCCAATACCAGCAAGATCTGGTATTATTGAAGTAATTCCTGTGGTGTTAAATGAGACTTCATGAGGAATAGTTAATAATTTAGGTTCAGCTACAGCACCTGTACCATTTCCACCAGTAATTTTAATAATTGGTTGTTCAATATAGTCAAAACCAGTATCTACTAATCTAATCTCTTTAAATTCACCAGTAACAGCACAATATCCCGTTGCACCTGCTCCTACACCATCATTAACTACTAATTCAGGAGGATTTATAACATCATAGTCACTACCACCAGAAACAACCTCTATAGAATTAATTTGACCATAATATACAACATCTCTAGACTTATAATTCTTAACTTCTACTCCATTAATCAACATTCCATTATATCCACTTGGAGTTTCATGATGAAGACCATCATTTACTGGATTTGATATTTTTCTTAGAAGGTTTTGATTTTTTAATTGTTTATTATGCAATTCAAACTTTTCTATAGTTTGAATTCCTAAAATTTTAGTATCTGTTGGTGATAATACCTTTTCAAAAATATTATTATAAAGATTTGATCTACTTTTTGCTAATTTAATAATATTAGAATCTACTCTTTGTATAAAGTATACTCCTTCACCACCATTAGGTATTCCATCTGTTGGTACATTATCACTAGACCTATAAGTACCAAATAAAGCAGTTATTATCTTAGTCTCTTCAACTAAAACTCCTCCCCTATTTAATAACGTAACTGTTTTTTCTGGAGTGTAATAAATTGCATCACCAGTAAAGAAATTATGATCAATACCACTTGTTATTTGTATTTCTTCTTGATTTTTTGTAACTTCACCAGAAAAAGTAACTTTTTGGGTTTTAGGATTTAATTTTAAATTTGTTCCAAATAAAGATACTGATGGAAGTGAATTTGATGCAACTAAAACTTCATCACCATCAATATAGGTGTTTTGAATGTTAGCCGTATAGTTATTTAAATTACTATGTAAATCTGAGTCAACTTTAGATATTTGTCTAGTTACTTTCTTTATAATTGAAAGATCAGTAAGACCTTGACCACGAATTAGAAAACTGGTGTTATTAAAAACATCGGTTACAAGGAATCTATCATCTAATTGAACATTATTAACATCAGTTATTCTTACATAATCTCCAGTTCTTAAAATAGCAGAATCTTTTGTAGTTATTCTATAAGTCTTGTTTACATTATCAACAAGAACTATTGACAATATATCATATGATTGTGCAGTGTTAAAAAACCAATTGTTTTGCTTAAAATTATCACCAATTTTACCTAAAGATCTAATCTTAGCTTTTGCACCAACAGTTTGTCTTGCTGTATACTCTGGAATATCTAAATCATTTAAAACAGATCTAATTCTAACTCTAGTTGCACCAGTACTACCAATACCACTAGAGTAAGCATAGGTATTTTGTTGTAGATAGGCACCATCAGTAATATTTTTTTCTATACCTCTTGTAGGTCTAGGATCAAACAGTAAAGGATTCTTTACGAAGGCAACCTTCATAAATTGGGTAAGATTTTTCTCTCTATAACTACAAACACCAACACTTCCATCACTATAGGCAACTTCAAATGTTCCTGAAGTAGGAAATCCAACAGTTGAATCTACATCTATAATTGTTTGACCAACACCAACACTACCACCTGATTGTCCTGTAGCATCTCCAATAACTTTAGTTCGTGCATGAGGTGTAAAGTTACCATACATTGCCTCACTAGAGCCTTCAAAATTCTGTGTATATGAACTATCAATACTTACTTTATAAAAAGTATTAGTTAAAATACCAACACTAACTCTCTCAATATTTGATACTGGTGCATATGCTTCACTAATATTTTCATAAGAATCTTGAAATAGTGTTTTATTAATTAAATCCTCTGGATCCCCTAATATTGGTTCTACAACAAGATCTCTAGTCCTTCTCCAATTAGCATTAGATGGTGAAATTAGAAATTCTTTTGGTCTTATTACATTAACTTCTTCATCATATAATGCTTTAAATAATATACTAAAAGATTCATCAGTTCCTCTAACACCATAAAGATCTTTTGTATGTTTAAGGAAATGTGCTTGTAAATTATTATCAAAATCAACTCCTTCCAATCTTGGAGCCAATTGGTTACGTATTTTATTTAAAAACTGCTCTAAAAATAAAATACTTAAATTTTGTACCTTAGCACCTTTTGTATGAGGCAATGCTTTAGTAGAGGCAAAAACTAAATCCTCTTGATCATCTGGATTCTCATAAGATGATATTCCACTAAATCCCCTTTTACAATTACTAAACTTTACAAGACTTTTACTTTCATATGTAATAATTTCATCATCAATTTTCAGCAATCCCCAAGTATCAGGGAATCCAATAGTACCAGTTCCATCACCACCAAGTAATAATGCAATTTCTGTATCATTCTCATCAATATCTTCATTTAATATAGATTCTTTAACATACTTACCATTTTCAGATATTTTTAAATACTCATCAATATTTTGAATCAGATCAAGAGTACCACCTTGAACTTCTTGTCCAAAATAGTATTGCGTTAAAAATTCACCAATTAAAGGAAATTCCTCCCTGACATAGGAAGGTAATTGGCTCTTTACAATTTTACTAAATGGTACCTTTTTTGTATCTAGCATATCTAATTTCTTACAAGACTTCCATTTCTGTAACTAGGAGTAACAACGTAGTTTGATCCTGATGGGTCAAGTCCAGAACTAATTTCATCAACAACCATCTCAACGCTACTTCTATCTAGTTGCAAATAAAGATCTTGCAAACCAATAACATCATTTGATTCAGGAGAGATAGATATTTCCATAATCTGTTGTCCAGATTTTAGTTTTCCTGAAGTGATATTAATAGGATTTAATGTAATGCGACCTTTTTTATAATTAACTATTCCAACATTCCTTTTTCTGATAATGGGTGTTATTCCATCTGCAGAAGATAAAGAGAATAAGTTAACAGTTCCAGTTTTCTTATCACTATAAGGTATATCATATAAGTAAACTGTTTCATCAATATCAGCCACCTTAAAACCACAAGTTCTAATATTATATCCTTTCATAGAGGAAATATGTAATTCGTTACCAAAATCAATTGCATATTCCGCAAAAGTATTCAGTGCTAATCTAAGATCTCTTCTCATCTGAACAGTAGTGATATTTGAAGTAACAGATTGGTGACTTTGATCAATAACTTTCAATAGTTTACTATATTTGAACCTTGCACCATATCTATTTAGCTCACTTGATTCAGCGTACTTTGTGATGTTGTTTTGAACAATTGTAGACACTGCAGCTGCATTAGGTGCTGCACCAGTGTTATAATAAACTTTACTATCAACTTCTAAGAATAAGTATTTAAGATCTAAGATTTCAGGTACAATTCCAGCAACAGCATACTTTTTAAGGTCTCTTTTAATATTCTGTTTAATTGCATTTGAAACATAATCACCAGTTCTTGGTTTAATACTAATGAAAACCTTTCCAAACTGAGGTGGAACTAATTCTTCTCCACCAAATACAGAGATAGATTCTGTTTCTGGATATATCTTACTAGGAATTAGAATTTCATAGTCATTAGCAGTTAATGCCCTGTTCTGAGTGGCATACATCTGTGGTGCATACTTTCTAACGGAATCAACACTTTCAATGGGTTCACCGCCCGATGAGGTGCTATCAGCAGTGATTAAGGAAATACCACTAGTAATGTTATTTGTAACACCATTTTGAATATATGTTAATCTACCACTAAAACTAAAATCGCTTATACCATCAGCAGAATCTGCATTAGTTGTAATATAGGTTGCATTAATTTTATTACCACCACCTAATCTTCTTCCAAAAATACCATCACCAAAAATTAATTCATATCTTTCATCAGCAATTTCTTGTACAAAATAAATATTTGACTTTGAATTTATTGTAGATCCTGTTGTTGGGTGAAATAGATCATCTTGTTTTGAATAATTTATTTGTGTTGAAGAAGAATTACCAACTTTAACTCTTAATGTGTCAAGATCTACTCCAGCATTCTCTAAAATAAATTTTTGCTCTAAATTTGTTCTATCAACTTCATAATTTTGCTCTACAACAGTACCTTCATATACTTCTACACCAAAAAACTCAGCAAAACCATCTTTAACAGTTACTGTTATGTCTTCAGTGATACAAAAAACATAAGATTGATCACCAAACTGGTTTCCTGAAGATACTACAGGGCCTTTCTTTAAAGTAACAGATGCTGGAGTATTACCAATACCACTAGTTAGATCAACAAAGAAGTTAATTTTGGTTCTAGATGATTTTCTAGATCTAGGTGTATAACCAATGTTTCTTGCAAGTGCAACAACATTTTCTCTCAATGTCGCACTATCAATAAAGCACTCATTAGATACCATGTTGGCATTGTATGAGTTAATATACGTGTTATATGCTAATACATCAATAATCGTAGACAAGTTAGATCCTTCAAAATCATAATCCGTAAAATCGGAGTTAGATTTTAGATAATCTATAATTGTTATCTTAATTTGATCGAAATCAAGATTAGTAAAGTTTAAAAGAGCCATTTATCGTGTCGGTAACAAGACGAATTCTAATTGTTGTGGTGGAACGTCAATTCCTGTAATTTTATAATTAATTGTTACGTCAAATTGGTTATTATCATAATTTGGATTAATCTCAACTTCAGTTAATCTAACTCTGGGTTCAAAGTTCTTAATTGAGAGTTCGATTTCTTCTTTAATCTGTATTGCTGATATTTCATCAATGTTTTCAAATAATACTTTTGAAATATTTGAACCAAAGTCAGGATTAAAGAATTTTTCTCCAGGAGAGGTAAATACTATATTTCTGATAGAACGAGCAATAGCAGATTCATTTTTTAATGTTATTAAGTCATCATTTAAAGGATTGGCCTTAAATGACATGCTTAAATCTTTAAAACTTCTACTAACTCTTTCTACAGGCACTAGAATACGGCAATTATGTTTTATTTATTAAGGATTCGTGACTAGAATTCTGTTAGAACAGTATAGTCACTCTCATAATCAAGTCCATCATCTTCAGTTTTCTCATAAATCTCTGTTTCCACGACAATATCTGACTTTTTTGGAGTCAGTTTATCGTTTGAGATCTCACGAAGCATCTTTTTTTCCATTTTTTTTCTTTTTTACAAGAATTATATATTATTTAGTCAACATCCTTCCGAATCATGTAAAACACCCTCTTCATCATCGTATGATGCTATCTCTGGAGGGAGTATAACGTTCGATACTAATTTTAATTTTGGATTTTTCTTCCGATATACCTCTACAGCTGACTCACATGAAGAACAAGTGAGGTATGTGACCATATCATAGACAATATCTTCCTCTGGAAGGTCTTCTGATAGGTCATTATCACTTCCCCAAATCAATTCAGAGTTGCAGTGCCAGCATTTCATGATGTCCAACAGGTAACGGTTAATTCAATGGAGCCATCGTCCATTTCCCACTCTTCCTGAACCTCATATCCATCCTCTTTTACTGTAGAATGGATAAGCATTCGGGCATATTGTTGATTTACCTTATCTATAAACCTTTTTACTGGAATATTTTCACTCCAAGTCTCTAAATCCGTTACTAATTCATAAGAATTGGTGTTGGAGTTAAGTCTAAACCCAATGTCTTTGGCAATTGCAAGGTCTGCATTGACAATTTGGTGATTTTTACCATGAGGACCACTAACTTTTAGGTTTTTATTCTCCTCAACCGTGTATTGAAGGAGTTCAAGTGCCTTAACTAGTGATTCCTTGTGTCTAATTTCAGTTTTGATTGTCGTGAAGTGTGACATTTTCCTCGGTTTTGGTTGTATTGGGGTTATAATATTGAGGTTTAAACAATTTTTGTGTTACCTTACCTAATTTATCATCAACTGAACGTGTAAGATGTTCACATTCTTGTCCAACGGCACCAATAACCTCTTCAGTTACGGTGCCATCTTGTCTTATAGTGAATTTTATAGTGTTTTGCTTCATTTTCCTACCTTCACTTCAACTTTTTCCTTAACAACTTTCTCTTGATGGTAAGTTTCTACCTTTTCTTTGTCTTTTTCAGTCCAAGGAATGCTATAATCCCATGATTGTTCGGTATCAAACGTCTCTTCTGGGTTTCCACGACATATTTTCTTCATATTAACGTGAATTTCGTCTCTTTTAAAGGTAGGATTAGGTGTAACCGTCCTACCAAGCTCTACATATTCTAAAAATGGTGTTGATTTTGGTTCCACAACGGGAACATACTTTACTTCTTTAGGCATGATTAGAAATTTTTAGGGTGAGTAACGACATCGCCATGAATTTCGCCAATATCATCAATGTGAGCATGGTCTACATGATCTATATGTTCAATGTGACCGTGATCAATACTAATATGAGCACCACTCTCTAGAACTGTTGCAATTCTTTCGAGGGCATCCGCTATTCTATCGGCAGGAGACGAAGAAGAGGTCATTTTCCTTGACCTCTGTATTTCTTCTTGACACCATTACGAGAAGTTGCGGATAGTTTTGTTCGAGCCGAGCGGCCTTGACGAGTCTTCTTACGGACACTCTCTACAACTTCAACTGAACCCCATGATCCAGATTTGGTTTTAACAGGCATTTAAATGTTCTCCTTAAATAACACGAGTTTTTTCATGACCGACACGAATACGAGGATCGCACCAGATCTCTTCACCATTGTCCTTAGCATCAAGACAGAATGAGACATCCTCACCGCACATGTCTTGTACATCACCAGACTCAAAGATCTGCATCTTAGGTGCAAACCAAGGATACTCAAGTGATTCAAATACGCCATTCTTAATCAATACCCAACCGAAACCAGTATAGTCACAAGTGAAAGGTTTCTTACGCTTGCTCATAGATTCGACAGTCTCGTGATTCATAACTCCCCCATTCTTACGGAAGTCATCTTCTTCTAACCAGTGTGCGATAGATGTAGTCTGACCGTCTTCAGTCGCATACCAACCAGCAGTAATACCTCTTTCATCACCTTCTGCAGGAACAGCAAGGTCACATAATTGCCAGAACTTGTTAGTATCGAATACGATGTCTGAGTCAATCCACAACTGATAGTCATACTTGAGTTTTCCATCCCAAGGTACTTGCTTAGGGCCACGAAGAACATTCGCTCCTAATACTTTACAACGTGCAAAGTTCACCATAGATGAGTAATCTTGACTGATCTGAATACTCATTCCATTCTGAACCATGTCAAAGCACAGTTGTACGAAATTCTTTAGAAAGATATAAGAGCAACCTCTGCCTGGTAAACAGAATACTATTGCCTTTCCTTTCATTCTTAGTTTAATTGCATCAATATCCCAATCGGGTTCTTTTTTCTTTGGTGCAACTGTCTTAACAGTAAATCCTTTTGCCATAATTGCTTGGTTAACCTCAATTCAATTTTATCAGTTTATATAGCAATTGTCAATAGGAATCTTCCTCCCATGCTTGTTCGGTAACAACTTTCCCTGGCCCACCTACACCACACTTCGGTCCTAGTTTAATATAAGATAAATCATCCTCTGTATAGTCACTCGTTATTAGATCTACCATTACATTTAACATCTGCCACTTCTCTTCAAAATCATCTTCATTTAAATTCCAATATACACAATTGTCCTTTAAGTAAATATGATATGTTGTATTATCGTATTGTGTCATAAATCCCCATTATTTGAGTTATTTATTTCAGGTACTCTAACATTAGTTGCTAACCTTAAAGTCCTTAATACTACTATAATATACCATGTCAAGTCAAACTGTCCTTGTAATCCATGTTTAGCAGAGGTAGGATATGCATGGTGATTGTTATGCCAACCTTCTCCAAATGCTAGCCAACCCATAATACGATTGTTTCTACTATTATCACTACTATCAAAAGGTTGTGTACCCCATGTATGTACAACTGAGTTAATACACCAAGTTAAATGATATACCACTACCATTCTGAGAGGTATACCCCATAGTACCCAGTGCCATCCACCAATATAAAACAAAGCAATACCAAGGGGGATTTGTAAGAATAAAAAATACTTGTCTAACCATCTATAATATGGATCCTTTCTTAAGTCTGCTGTATATCTCCTTACTCTCTTCTCACCAGGCACATGATATAACATCCATCCTATATGGGCCCACCAGAAACCACGATTGATATTATGTGGGTCTAACTCTTGATCTGAAAACTTGTGATGCTGTCTATGTAAACCTACCCACTGTATAGGACCATACTCTGCACTTAATGCCCCAAAGGTAGCAAAGGTTCTCTCTAACCACTTAGGTACACTGAAACTCCTATGAGATAATAGACGATGATATCCTAATGTCAACCCAAGACACCCCGTTACCCAACCTAAAAAGATAAGCATTAAAAAAGCACTCCAACTAAATTGCTGAAGTGCGACAATACCTAATACATGAATAAGGAAAAAGAAACTAATTGTAGGCCATTCTAATTTCATAAAACTTACGGGGGGATTTTTTTCTGGCCGTTATTTTTTATTTAGCTCTCGTTTTGTCACCTCTGTAGGTTAGGGTAGTTTAGCTTTTTAGCAACGCCCGCCCCCAACAAACAACAACGCCCGCAAATAACTGCCAATACGCATCATTTAACGACTGCCAATTAGCCATTCGTTGTTATTACTAACTGTGTGCTTACTAAGTGTTACTCTAGTATTATAACATAAAGGGGCGAAGATGTAAAGAACCTCGCCCCAATATGCTTGTTAGTTTGTGTTACTTATAGTGCTGTATCTTGTACCTCTACGATATCATCCAAGACTGCTAAGATTTCGTTGCCATTGTTAGCATTATCTAGCAGGAATAAGGCGAAGGTTTGTGACATTTTAATGATGTAAATAATGGGTCAATTTGTGTAACTTTAGGGCCAACACATTCCCAGACAATTGTATTAGTAACTGTCAGGTAATTCTATATCTTCAGTATAACTTTCGACTGTCTCATTAGGCTCCAATTGTAATACTTTCCTCCAGTCAATTTGGTGTGGATTAAAGTCACTTAGTACATCAATATCCAGAGTAATTCTATACTTTTGTGTGGTCTGATTGTAGAAAGAAACTGACATTGAACTGCGTGTGATTAGAGGACAATTTGGTTCACTTAAGGCTCATTATAAACGATTTTTCATTATCTGTCAAGTTTTGTAATCGCCCCCACATAATATAAACGAGGGGTTGACAGTTTACGGGCGTTCGTGTTATAATACGCTCGCTAAGATCACTATAAATTATCACATTATTCCACATATTAACACCCCATTCTTAACACCTTCTCCACAGATTACATCAAGTTTATAACAACATTGTGGAAAACATTTAAAAAACAGAGTTATATTTATATAGGCATTTTTAAACAGGTTTATGATACTTTTCCACAGGATTAACGTACTATCTGTGGAAAACCCCCTTGTAATCCCTCTGAGAGTTACTGTTATATAAGAGATCATACTGAGGCCTGTGAGTAACATTTAGTGTGATTAATAAGTGAATGTTTGTTAGTATATAAGAGAGACAATTATCCTTCCTATTACTATAAAGAATAGAAACTTAATTACCTTCTTCATTGTTAATAACCTTCTTCATTTTGTTCCTTAATTCTCTTATATTAGGATAAGGATTAGGGTTGAATTTGCCATACCGAAATTGTGCATCTTTCAGAATTTCGTTATACATTTCGGGTGGGTAATCTCTCATTGAATTCATGTTAGTAATTGTGTAAAGTACGGTAAGGTTTATAACAATATTCGGCACTAATCTCTGCCTCTTTATTATTAATTATCTCAGCAACTTTCTTGCGATCTGGGTTATGTTTTTTAATGTAATTTAACTCACTATTTGTTAATGTTTTCATGCTAATTACCCTCCACATTCTTTTCAAGTTTACTGATCAATCTTCCTGCCTGTCTATTAATTAGTGTCAGACCTTTTCCGTTGTTAATTGAGTTTGTGAATACAGAAAGTGCATCACTAATTAACTCAAATTCATCTGTAGTTAGTTTCATGTTTTTGATATTTAAGGGGGGTAAAAAAATCGCTTTCGCATCTCGTTCTGTAAGATTTCAGGGGTTTGAGATACAATTAACTGGGGAATTAGGGGGAGTTAGTAAATAACAAATACTCATAATCTGCACCTAATTCTGATTTCTCAACTGCTACGATTTCGCCTGTATTGTTATACCACTCATCTGCAATTTGATAAGCTTCAGTATAAGTTTTTGTGAACTTATTTGGTTTGGTGAATACAATAAACATAACGAGTTAGTAATAATTAAGGAAAGAAAAAAGAGG